CCGATATGGCGTAAAGCGCACCGCGAACCGTCACATTGCTGAATTCAGATGAGCCATCTTTACCAATTCGCCAGCCAACTGAGCCAGCCACGTAGTTATTTGACTGGATATACGCACCGATTTTCGCATTGGTAATTGTTCCGTCCTGGATAAATGTGTCACGAATAAACGTCTGTCCGTTCTGAATAACAAACGGAAGCGTGACGGCTGAACCAGCCTGAGACATAACAGCGAAGCGGTCAGCAAGGAAAATAACCTGTGACTGCATGCCTGAAGGAGTGTTCTGAACACCCAGCCCCATCCCTGCCGCGTACTGCACGCCGTTGACATCCACGCCAACTTTGACGCTGTACATCGCGTTCAGGTTGCCGTTGATATCCGCTACTGCCTGGGCGTTAGTGGTAATTGCGGCAGCCTGGCCGTTTACCGTAACGCTCAGTGAGTTGATTTTCGTCGCCGATACCTGACTGAAATCCGCCATCGCTTTCGAAAAATCAGTCACGTTTGATGTATTGCCGCCAGCGGCCGCATCCAGGGCTTTCAGCGACTCGCTTAGTGCTTTCGTTGCATCGGCCATCACATTATCAACGCGATTAATGCCAGCCGCGTTGGCACCATACTGAGCACTCTGTTTTACCTGCTGGTTCACCTGCGCCAGTGTGTTCTGAATCAGTGCAATCGCCGTGTTTTGCACCCCACCGGACGCATTAGCCGTTTTCCCTGACAGTTCGTCGAACCGGGACGCGGTAGCGCTGTCGAGCGTGGACACCGCCTGTGTAAGCTGCGTTACGTCAGCGGTATTCTCTTCCGTCTGCGCCGTCAGCGCATCAACCGCCGTAGCGCGGGCCTGAGTCTCGTCAGAGAGCGCCTGCGTGAGCTGTGTTACCTGTGCCGCGTTCTGGTCGGTTTTCGCCTCCAGGCGCGTCACGTCCGTCACGCGGGCCTGTGTTTCGGTGGCGATCACCTCCCGCA